GGGACCCCTTAGGGCCCCCCTAGCACTTGTGCTGGATCGAAAGGTCTTTCCCCATGTTGTCGAATTGCAGTGCAACTCCATGCAACATGGATAATTTAATAGCTCTTTATGGAGGAACATGTCCGGATACTTTACTCAAAAGAGGAAATTTCCTCTTGTCGACTCTGGTTGTACAGTTAAGTTCGAAAACGATCCTAACTTATACCCAGTAGCTGGCGACGGTATTGTATACGGGCCCCAGGAAACCTACTCCTATAGGAGTGGGAAGGGTCAACAGTCCCAATCGAACGCAGAGATTCTTCGAAGCGCTCAACTTGGTTCTGTTCAATCGACTGACTCTGGTCACGAATTCAGGACAACTGCCCTGAGAGGTGCCATTAGTCATCCAGGTACTTTCGAAAGAAAGGGCTGGAATACCCGCAACGGTCAATCTATAGTTCGTTCTGAACTGATTCCCGCTGCTTGGTTAGCCGATGCTCAGAATCCTTTCGTATTGCAAATTCCAGAATGGGGCTCTGCGAGCACCACTATGGGAAATAAAGCAATTAGCGAAACGATTCCTACAGCACCCATCGCCGACATGTCCGTTTTTCTCGGTGAGTTTCTAAGGGATGGCCTCCCGGCCATTCCATTAGCAGCCTTCCAAAATTTGATGAAGTCTAAGACTCAAGTCTTTAAAGAACTTGGGTCTGAATACCTCAATGTCAAGTTTGGCTGGGCCCCGTTTATTCGGGACATCGAAAAATTCCTCAAAGTTGTCACGGGATCTTACCAGATCCTGGAACAATATAAGAGGGATAGCGGACTCAAAGTTCGGCGTTCCTATCACTTTAAGCCTGTAAGCTTGGGCGAGGAGGTTCAACCTTCTCGTCCCAGTCCTTACTTCAACTTTGGTGATTACGACCCGCTTAATAACCGGCTCGTTGGGGCACCAGTTTCCGTGACCCAAACCACTCGCGAAAGCGTGTGGTTTAAGGGTTGTTACACGTATGTTTTGCCTTCGGGAGACAATGTCATCTCGAAGATTCAACGTTACGCGTCCCTAGCAGATAAACTGCTCGGGCTCAAGCTCACGCCTGAGGTACTTTGGAATCTGGCACCATGGTCCTGGATGATCGATTGGTTTATCGACATTGGGGGAGTTCTCTCCCTCTCTGCCAACGTGAACCGCGATAATCTTGTAGTCGAGTATGGGTACATCATGCGGAAATATTCCGTACGACGCGCATACTCCGTAGGAAAAGGACATATTAATGAGGAACCCGGAAGGGTTCCTTATCAGCATGTTCCTTCCACCGTTGCTTGGCTTGAGCGTTCGCAAAAGCTTCGTATACGGTCTACACCATATGGATTCGGGTTTAACCTGGACGGACTGAGTGATTCTCAGTTCGGCATCCTTGGTGCGCTCTTCCTGTCAAGGATGAACGAACCTGGAGACCGAAGGGGCCGCCAAATGCGGTGACAAGACGTCTTCGACAACTAAATAATAATTTAATAAATAATTATCGAAAAGAGTAATGCCATGGCATTTGCAGACCCGCAGTCCATCACCATCGACGGTACCGCTGTCTCGCTTCCGCGAGTCAGTTCTGGTGTCAACAGTGGAGGCTTTGCCTCCAATGATGGCAACCTGAAGCTCGCCGTTTCGCACACCTATGGTAAGCGAACGCGACGTCAGTACCGCATGGACTTCCAGAAGATCGCACCTGACCCCCTGACTGCAGCCAACACCCGTTACACGGGTAGTGTCTACATCGTGGTGGATCAGCCGATCGTCGGCTTCACTGTTGCCGAGCTTCAGAAGCAGCTTGACGGTTTCGTCAAGTCGCTCACTGCTGCTCAGGCTGCAAAGCTGTTTGGAGGTGAGAACTAGAAATGATCCAGAGTGACACTGTCATTCTGGGGTTTCTGGTTCTTTCCACTCTGATGGCCGGTTTCGGCGGTCTGGGAGCTCTCGTGCTCTTCAGCCGCGGTAACCGCTTTCGGGGTCGCCACTAGCAATAGTGGTCCCGAGTGAGCTGTAACACATGGCTATGGATCTCTAACTCTATTAGGAGCAGTGATGAAAAGCCTTATGTTACTCTTTCGTTCCATCCTCATTGAATATGGGGATATGTTCAACACAAGTACCACTCGCGACTTAAAAACAGTCGAGAGCCGGTTCGAAAATGAAGGGTTATCGTTCTTAACGATTTCCCTACCTAACTTTGGAAAAGACTTCGAAAAAAGTCTGGACCAAGGTTATGTGGATCGCAGTCTCTTCCAGGGTTTTTCCTGGAGAGCTGGTCTCCCCCAATTATTTGGAGGTTTCCTCGATCTTATTTTCGATCGTACAAGTGGTGTGTTGCTCGATGCACCTGACATCGACTCGATTCGAGCCGTCCGGCAGCTTACGCTGCAGTTCGGAAAAATCGAAATCGAGTGTTCTCCCGAAAGGAAGGACGCCGCTGTTCAGAAGTACATCGAGTGTGAGAGAGAAGTTCGGATCTCCGATAAGTCGTTTGACAGCTTGAAAGAGCCGTTCGAACGAATCGGAGGCCTGCTTTGGAACGACATCTTTTCACGAATGGATCAGTCCATCCACGATCTGAGTCTAATTCCTAAGCATGGTCCTGGGGCAACCGCAGACAAGCTTGTTGGTAACAACAAGTTCCTTGTCAAAAGTTGGCCTTCCAGACTGGAGGAAGAGTTTCCGATTTCGGAATACGCCTTCCATTCGTATGCGGCTTATTTGTCCGCATTGCCAGCTCTGAACTTCCTCGAACCCGGGCAAGAGCTCCCTGTTAAGGTGACTCTTGTTCCTAAAACGCTGAAAACACCTCGAATCATCTGCGTTGAGCCTACTGCTATGCAATACATGCAGCAGGCTCTAATGCGGAACTTCGAAGAAAACCTAGCCTTGGATGACATCTCGGCTGGGCTTATCGATTATTCTTCTCAGGTCCCTAACCAGGAACTTGCGAAGTCTGGCTCCCTTACGGGAGCTCTGGCCACACTCGATTTGAGTGAAGCGTCGGATCGTGTTTCCAATCAGCATGTACGGTCTCTCATGCGCAACTTCCCTCATCTTCTGAGGGGCGTTGACGCATGTAGAAGCCGGAAGGCTGTTGATCCTAGCGGGACGGTTCACCGTCTTGCTAAGTTCGCGTCTATGGGTTCTGCTTTGTGCTTTCCCATGGAAGCCGTCGTGTTTTGCACGTTGGTCTTCGTAGGGATTGAGCGCAAGCTCAACACCCGTCTAACCAAGAAGGACATTAAGTCTTTCCTTGGAAAGGTACGCATCTACGGTGACGATATCATCGTCCCTGTAGATTTTGTTGATTCCGTGATCAGTACACTTGAAGATTTTGGTCTGAAAGTGAATGCTGGAAAGTCTTTCTGGACTGGCAAGTTCAGAGAGTCTTGCGGTAAGGATTACTACGATGGCATCGATATTTCTATCGTCCGCCTTCGCCAAGTTCTACCTTCCTCACGGAAACATAGTTCGGAGATTGCTGCCACTGTATCCTTCAGGAACGAGCTTTATAAGCGCGGCCTTTGGAATACTGTTAAGCACCTCGACAGTATTATTGAGAGGGTCATCCCTTTCCCTCGTACTGCCGAAACTTCTCCAGCGTTGGGCAGGTTCTCCTTCCTTGGTTTCGACCAAGAAAGGATGCACCCTTCTCTTCAGCGGCCCCTTGTCAGGGCTGCTGTTTTGAAAGCAAAGCCTCGTCCGAGTAATATTTTGGACGAAGGCGATGCCGCCCTGCAAAAGTGGTTCCTTAAAACCGGCGAATTGCCATTCGCCGATGTGAATCACTTGAGCTATGCGGGACGTCCCCTATCCGTTGACATAAAGATAGGGTGGACGCACTCTTATTAAGAGTGCGTTGGTCTTAAATGACCAGCTGGGAGGCTAGTAGCTTCTCTTGAGGAGCTACCTGCCTCGGGAGATGCAC